AAACAGGAAGTGAATTAACTGTTGTTGTAATTTTACCAACATTAACAATTCCTGTATTAGCATTTTCTAATACTGATCTAAATACTCTTATAAAAGATGTTGTAGAAGCTGAACCACCTACTGTAATCACTTCATCAGCTAAATCCCAATTTGAATCTAAGCCATAAATATGAACTAAGCTATCATTGTCATCTGTAGAAGTAGATGTTGCTACTGCTGTAGTTGGAGTTGTAGGGTAAGCATATAAATCACCATTCTCCCATATCGTTTCGAATACTGTTCCTACTGCTGTATTGTATCCAAATTTTTGAACTCCTGAAAAATTATTAACTAATCCTCTTTGAATTGCTAATCCTAATGGAATATTGTTATTACTTATAAAACTCATTTTCTAACCTTTTTCTTTTTCTTCTTTTTTTTCTTCTTCATTGGTCGTTTATTAATAAACTCACTCAAAGTTTTTGTTGTAGTAAATCCTATCATTTTTTCTTTCTCGGTTTATATTTCTTAATAGCTTTAGAAATAAATATGTTTTTATACAAAGAAACCTTTTTACCAAACTTCTTATCAGCTTTTCTTTTAGCTGATTTATATGCTTTAGACTTCTTATTAAAAGATTTAGGTTTCCCTAATTTCTTTGGTCTAGGTTTGGCATATATAGGTTTCTTCTTAGGCATTATTTTTTCTTTTTCTTTTTACTCATCATTTTAGATTTCTTTTTAGCTGGTCTTCCTCTTTTAGACCCATAAGTTCCTTTTCCCATTGGTGTCATAATAAACTCCTATTAGTTAGTTATTTTTCCACCTGACCACTTTGCATCAGGTAACCCATTTGTATATTTCTTGCCATCAAATGTCAAAACCTGTTTTCTATTACTTCCATCTTTGTATGAAACATGAATCCAACCACTATTTTGTTCTCCTGTGTAATACTCTAAAATTAGTTGGTCAAAATCTACATTGTTTTGAATCCATAAAGCTACTTCAAGATTAGAAACTCCTAAGACTTCCATATCACAAGCCTCGCCAAGACAATGCTGTGATGTTGCTTTTGAGCCTATTGCCTCTGATAGTTCTGGGCTACGATAACCAGATGTTATTGTGATTGGTTTTTCAAACTTTGCTCTAACAGGCTCTAATACTTCATAACAAAGATCGCCTAAGTTTTTAATCTCTCCAGCACCAGCTTTGTTTTTAATACCTTTTCTTGTAGCTGTTTGGCTTTTTTCAAATTCTTCTAAAGTAAAATGTTTAGATAGTTGCATAGGAATTACCTTGCAGTTGCTGGGGTATTATTTGTTCCGACTAGAGGGGATTCAGCAAATGCCATGTAGATAAAAGTTTGACCAGATATATTATGTGTTGAACTTGTTGACCTACATTTAAAACCATTACTTAAAATGTCTATTTCGTTTGCTGTTGTATCTTCCGCATTACTATTATTAGCAAATAGTCTGTAATTATTACTATTATAACCTATTCTTTTATTGTCAAACATACCCCACCAAGTATAGCCAGTATCAGTAGTAGTACATTTAGTCATAACAAAAGCTGGTTTAAATCCTGTATAGATAAATGTTCCATCTGCATTTCCATTACCTGTGTAACTGCCAAACTTACTAAATCCTTTTTTCTCTGCGAAGCAGTAGGCTATGTGATTGTTACCAGAAACATTATTTGCAGTATCAGTACCTATGCTAAATACAGAAGATGTAGGAGATGTATTATTCCAATAACCAGTACCACCAGATGTCGATGCATTACTTAAATTTAAAAAAACAGCATTAGTATTTGGTAAACTTTTATGAAAAGTAATCCAAGTTGAAGTTGCATCTCTATTTTTTACAATAACCATAGCTGGTGCTGTACCTAAACCATGACCTACTGTTGCTACACTTCCTGTTCCTGTATAAGACACAATACTAAATCCACTTGTAGTGTTTGCTGAAACTGTTGATGTGATACTTCCATCTGTGTTTGATGCAGTTGTGTTTGAGGCTAACCAGTTCCATGATGCGTAAGTTGCACCACTAGTATTCCAACTTGAACCTAATGTAAAACCATCACTATCAAAACTTGTTAATGAAGTTGTTACATTTGATTCTGCATCAGTACCATCTGATTTTATATATTTATAAACTCCTCTTACTGAATCATAAATAATATGTTCCTCACCAGCACTTCGTTTTTTTGTCCAAACCCAATCAGGTTGAAATCCAACACCTGTAATTGATTGAGAAGAACCATTACCTGTATAAAGAACAGTATTAAAATATTCGTCTGGTTTATTTATCTGTGCCATTAATCATACTCCTGTGCATTAATTGATTTAGTACAGTTTCTATTAAACCATTTATATGTATAATTTTTTGGACACATACCAAGTTTATATCCCATGTTTAAATACTTATCTACTTCAGATTTATTAACTACTAAATTTTTATTATCTTTGTTTAAATATCTTTTACCTAGACTAGCTTTATTACCTTTACTTTTTAATCCTATTTTTCTTTTAGCTTCTTCTGTATGTTTCCAGCCAAGATTATCTTGATGACCAAGTTTAGCTAATCTTACCTTTTCTTTATGTTCTTCAGTTAATTTTTTTCCAACAATTTTTGGATTACCTTTCATAGCTTTAGAAATCTTTTGTTTATGCTCATCTGTCATTTTTAAATTCTTTCTAATATTTTCAAATACTTTAGAATTAAAGTTTGTATATCTTCCTTTATTTTTAAAAGAAGTCATAGCATGAAATCCATAAGCCATTTTTTGTCTAGCAATACCAACTGTAAATTTACATAATAATAAATGCACTAAAAAATGTTCTCTTGCAGTAAGTTCTACAAGATTAGATTTATCATTACTTCCACCAAGTGATTTAGGTAATATATGATGAATTTCTTTATAACCTTTTAATACTCTTGATTGAGCATTAGTGATTATATTATCATGCCATTTTTTATATTTGTTATTAATCATATTCTTGCTCATTCAACGATTTTGTACACAAACTTAAGAAATTTGTTGGGGGTTCGTAGTTGAACAAACCTATTCCATTACTATCATTGTAAGGAGAAGTAATTTTTGTTGTTCCGAAATATCCATTGCCGAAGTTTGCATCTACTTTTGAATTACTACTACTTGTACTTCTTACACTTTCAGTAAAAGCATAAGTTCCTGTTGTTGGTAAAGATATTCCACCTGTTCCTGTAGCACCACTTGTTGGATCGCCACTATTTTGCCAAGTTCCGTTTTTAGAAAAGTAAACATAATTATTGTCTAAGTCTAAAGCTATTCCAATTATATCTCCATCACCATAAGTGTTTGCATAAGCACTATCTGTACCTTCTACATATTTGTTTCCATTGTCATTATAAACAGCTACTGTTCCTGTTCCTGTTCCAGCATGAGTAGATGGATCAATATCTTCTACAGTTCCAACTCCAAGCATATGATAACTTGTACCTGGAGAAGCTACTTTATACTCTGCATAATATTTACCAGAAGAACCAGCTAATGTAGTTGCTCTGCTATTCCAAGTAGATGTAGTATTAGTTGCTGATAAATTTCCATTAGATAAATTTTGATTTGAATTATACAAAGCATTAAATGTAGCAAAAACATTACTAGGGGTATCAATCGTTTGTGTCATTGTACCATTAACTGTGAAGTTATTTGCATTACCAGAACTATCTGTTCCAAAAGCACCACTATTTTCAAACTTTAAAAAGAATCCATTTGTACCATAGGTAACTGATGGTGCAGTTTTAGGTTTCCATATTCCAGTTGTTGCATCATATTCTCCAAAATCAGTTGGCGAATAAACTTGACCATCACATAAATGAAAATGTGACATAGAACCATCAAAATAATTATGTGTACCATCAGTAAAAGTATATCTACCTACTCTTATATCATTAGTTCCATTTATATTTACAGGAGTATTTTGTGCTAAATCATTTGTAGTACTCCATGCTGTAATTTCTTCATTATTTACCCATAGTTTTATTCTATCATTTCCAGTTGCTTGTGTTGAGTCTAATCTAACAACTATATGATACCAAGCATTAGGATCTCTCAAAAGTCTTGTACTTTGTTGTTTAAAATAAGTACCACTACTATTTAGTAACCAAACATATAATCCACCATTATAAAATCCTATTTGTGATGCACCTGCAAGACTATAACCACCACCAGCATTAGAACCTAATATACCCATGTCTTCTGTTGAACCTAATATTTTAGATAATTTTATCCACACAGACATAGTTGTTATATTAGCATTACTTGGTGAACTACTGTTAGTTCTTGTTAAAAATGTACTAGCCATTAGTTAAACTGACCTCCATTATTAATTCCTACTGATACTGTAATACTAAAGTTTCTATCAGCAGTTTGGCTTTCGCCATCTGTTGCTCTTAATGTAAAGTTATAAGTCGTATCTGATGTAGGCTCTGGTGCTGTTCCTGTGATTGCACCTGTTGAACTATTTAAAGATAAATTCATTGTACTTGCTGGTGTGTCAGCATTTGAAGTTAATACTGAAGTTGTTTCTGAATATGAAACTGTAGAATCTGATGTTGCTGAAACTGATAATGAAACTGAACTTCCAGCAGATACACTTCCGATACTTCCTGATGCTGTACTCCAAGTAGGTGCAGAACTTGCCGATAAAATTGCAGTTGATGATCTTACTGCATAACCATCATTGTTTTCTACTCTTACATAATAATCTGCGTTAGGAATATTAAATGTTGCTGAAAGAGTTGTAGAGTTTGTCCAAGTTACTGCTACTGCTCTATAAATTTGACCTGTGCTATCATTAATAGCCTCTACAATTGGAACTGATATAAAATTTGTTCCATTAATTGTTACTGCTGAATTAGTGTCAGGCTCTATGAATAAAGATGTTGATGTAATAGTTGGAAATGTAACTTGAGTTCCTGTAAGTGTAACTGAATCTGTTGATTGATCGAATGTACCTATAGTAATCCAAGCATCATTATCTGCGTTTCTAATTTTAAGTGCATTTGAAGAAGTATCATACCACCATTGATAAGCATAAGTTGTACTAGGTTCTGTTGCACCAGAATTATTAGAGGCTATAGCAGATAAACTGTTATTATGGTCAGTTCTATAACTAGGAAATGTTTGGTTGTTTATTATATAGTCGTGTTGTGCCATGTATTAGAATCCTTTTGCAATATAGTCAAATGTTCTTGAAACTGCTGTATCACTAGAGTTTTTAAAGGTAACATCAAAACCATTAATAGTTTTATTCTCTACTATAAAATAATCTCCTGTTGCCATATTTTCGCCTGTGATACCTACAGCATAATTAACACTTTTAAATGGATTTGTAAATGAAACAGTATAAGTTGTTGCACCAGATACTATATCATTTCCACTAAATATTCTATCTGGCATATCAATAGTTACAGAAACTTCACTAATTACAGGAGTTGTTTGTTGATCTCTTGATCTTAAAAATAATCTAAATTTATAATATCTTGCTGTGTAATCTCCAATTACAAAATTTTTAAATTCTGTGTAAGTTGTACCATCATCAGATAAAGCTATTTCTAAATGAGCATTTGAGTTAGATGGAGAATCGCCATCAAATGAGCCTGTTGCAGAATCAAACAAGCTAAAACCTCTACCATCATCAAATAATTCATTAGGGTTTTCTGCAAACTGTGTAATAGATGCTGTTACTCTTGAAGTATAAATTCCACCAATATCTATAGGTGCTGAGAATAAATATGTTCCATCTGAATTAAGATCAGTTAGTTTTAATGTATCGTTTTCTAATGTTAAATTTGTTTTAGTACCAGAAAATGTAGGGTGTTCAGATTGAGTAGTTACTGCATTAAAGTTTCCAATAGCTGAGATATTAGTTGCTATAACAGTTGCATTTACTGAATAGTTTTCTAATTTATCAATCGCTTTGATTAAGTAACTTCCTGTTCTTGCTGGAACAGTAACACTCGTTGCTGGTCTTGATACTTTTTCTACTAATGAAACTGAGTTTTGCCATTCAGCACCACTTGTTTGTGTGGAATAACGAATTTGATAGTGTGATAAATCTACATCTGGTATTTGTTCCCATGATAAATGAGCATCTGAATTTACAATATTACAAGCAAAGTCTTCTACATCACTAGGTGGCTCAGTACTTCCTATAATAGTTCTTTGTGCAGAAACATAAGTTGATGAAATTCCAAGACTATTTACAGCTTTAACTCTTACATCATAAATAGCTTGTTCTTTAACATTTAAAACTCTATGAGTTAATCCTGTACCTTGTGTGTGAATAATATAGTCTGAATCTGTACTTAATTTATATTCTACTTGGTAATAATCTACAAAACTATCTGTACTTGCACCTATAGTAATATCTAAAGCAACAAGAGGAGTTTGGTTATATTCAATTAAAGTATCTCCTAAAGTTAAACTTGCTGGTGGTTGTATATTAAATGGATTAGGTAAATTAGTTGTTGGAATTGTACTCGCTTGTGTTTTTGTTGCCCAAGTATAATGTGAATCTTGATGCTCAATTAAAGATAATGCTACTGTAAAATCTTCATTAAAAGTCATACCCAATACTCTAAATGGTTTTGCAGAAAATCCTAAAGAACTATGTGTAATATTTACTATGTCGCCTATTGTTAATTCATAAGCATTTAAATTAACTGTAATACCTAAAGCTAAAGCCTCTCTTGATCTTCTTAAAATAACTTCTGCCATTTCTTCAGCTTGATATTGATTAGTTAATGTTGTGAATTGAAATCTACCCTCTAATAAAAAACCACCATCAGCACTTTTCATTGTTTCATGCTGGTCAGCACTAGGCAAACCAGAATCATCTACAGGTGGCCATTGTACTTCATCAACTTGGTAATTACGATCAGGATTAACAAAGCCAACTATAACTCTATTATACTTTTCGTTTTTACTAGGAGTAGATAATGAATAACCACCTAAAATGTCGTCTTCAGTAAGTGTGATAGTCGCTGTGCCTGTTGTTTCAATGACTAGGCTATATTTTCCTGATGCATAAGGTAAATATCCTCTACAACCCTTTATTAATTCTCTAACATTATCTATTATGTTTCTTGATGTATCTAATGCTACATTTGTATCAAAGATATTAATATCATCTCCACCAGAATATGGTGTTACTTGTGTTTCACAAACTAAAGACGCGTCATAAAAAGATTGTAAATTTATTTCAGCAGTAGTTAATCCTTTTCCATATCTTTCATTAGTTAAATAGTCTAATAAACACCATGCTGGATTTGTAGAATAGCTTGGAGATTGCTCAACTAAACTTGCATTATAAGTTTTAATTTTTTTACCTTGTATTTTTGCTTGTACTTTTGGAACACCTGTAAAAGCATCAGAATTCCATTTAAATCTTATAGCTAAATAGCATAGTCCACTTAATTTATGATTAGAAGTCCAATTAGTTAATGTTGATAATAGTGTTGAGGCTGATTGACCATCACTACCAAAATGTGGCTCTATTCTAATTAAACTTGTAGATTCTTTATAAAAATTACTATCAGAAATATTAACTTCTACTTCTGTTCCATCTGTTAAATCACTTGCCCAAGTAACTATTTTATCATCTATTCTAATTTCTGTAATATCGTTTATTTCTCCCTCAGCCATAACGATTGCCATATACAAATAGGTATTATCAGTACCAGAAGTTTCCATGAACACTCTTGTTCCACCTGTAAGTCTTTCTCCATAAATTACAGGAATATTTGAATCATTAGACTGTTTGTTAATTAATAATCCTCTTTCAAAATCATCAAATGAATTTGTTCCAAAATCTTCTATTTCAGGAACCTTTGGTCTTAATGCCCATGAAATAAAAAGAGTAACTCCTAAGGCTACCCAAGGATTGTTTATAAATGAAACTACCTTTGAAACTTTTTTAACTACTCTTGTTACACTTCTAACAAAACTTCCAAATCCCATTATGCTTTACCCCATTTAATATCTTGAACAGTTTGTGATGCAAAATCCATTCCTACATCTGTACTAAAAAATCTTTGTTGTGATGTGTTATTAGTCTTACGACCATTTTTCTTTTCAAAATCTGCCCAATGTGAAACTATTGCTAATTGTACTGTACTATTTTGTTCATTTTCTTGAATTTCAAAGCTTTCAATATTTCCTTTGTATAATAAAAAAGGATCAGAAATTAATGCACTATTATCATCTAATAAGCCTCTATAAATTAATACCTCATCATTTGTTACATTTTCATTTAATACTGTAGATATAAATGTTTGCTCAGCACCAGATAATGTAAGATTAAAAGTAGCTTTTGATAAATCAGTTTGTTCGCTATGTTCTGAAATTCCTAATATAAAATCTGAAGAATTATAAGTAACTGATGAGCCAGATACAGAAGATGTTAAAGGAAATGAACAGTCAGTAATATTAACAGGAGTACTGAACCCAATAGTGATAAGGTGTACTGGTCTAATATCATTTGTCGCTAATTCTGTTTTTACTGTCGAAGTTAAGTTTCTCGTCATATTTCTCGTAAGTTGTTCTTAATACTTTCTCACTGTCTTTTACCATAACAAAACTGAAACTTCCATTAGGAATAGTATTATATTTTAAATCATTTTTTGTTTGATCTAATTCTGTTTCATCTACTACCTTTTCTGCTATAAAATCAGCAGTAACCCAATGCTTAACTAAATATTTTGTCATCTATAATGCTTCTTCAACATCAAACTGATATTCATAGTATAAATTACCATCTTTATCAGCACCAGAAACTCCGAATTGTTGCATATCATTTGTTAAATGAACTGTAAATGGAACATTGTCGTATTGTATATCAGATGAAGAAACTGCTGTTGTTAAAGGTGGCTCAATAGTTAATGAGCCTGTAGAAATATCATTTTGATCAGCAACAACCATATAAACTTTACTGTGATTAGCAAACTTAATAAAATCTCCAGCTTTTAATGTGCCTGTACCACTACCACCTAATGTAATTGATGTAGCACCAGCACTCGCAGTACCATTAGGAGTACCACTAGCAGTACCTCTTGCATCTTCAATTTCTGGTGGCACTATTGTAAAATTTTCTTTGCCTGATCTTTGTTTTAAAATAAATGCCATTAAATCTCCATATACATCAGAACGTTTGGCAGTAATAATTTGAACTGTAAAAGACCATCTTTGATTATCTAATTGTCTTGCTAATTTTTTACCAGATACAGATTTAGATAATATAGTTGTTTGATTTGACTTTATTCCTAAAGTACCAAATTTTGCAGATGATATTGGAAATGCCCCAGCCATTATATTAAATTTTTAGCCCCTCTCTCATTTACAGCATTATTAATTAATTGAGTTATAGTACCTCTTGATCTTACAAGCAAGTCATCAAAGCCAGAAGCATCTACTGTATTGATATTAAAATTAACTGTGACAGGACTACCACCTGATGTGCCTCTAGCATTTTGTGTTATTTGTCCTGTTTCGTTTGGAACAAAAAGTTCAGGTCCACGTTCTCCAACTAAATAAGGTTGTCCTTTTGCTACTGCTCCACCACTTGCCATAAATCCTAAAAAGCCCATAGGATTACCTGACATTAACATAGCTGTACCTTTTGCTTTATTTTGTTTTTTTTGTTCATCAGTTTGTTTTCGCATTTCTTGTGTTTGTCTTATTAACACACCTAATTTTGTATTTTCTAAAAATACTGATAGTGATTGTCTTGCAATTTGTTCAATTAAAAATCCTATTATTTTTACTAATACTTGTTGTGCCATTGTTCTTAAAGTATCTGTTAATTTTTCTCCATATACTAATGTTCTTGCAAAGCCTTCTGACATTTTTGTAATACCACTATTAATTCCATCAGCTATTATTTCTCTAATGTTTTCTGTTTTCTTTTTCATTGTTTCTAATATTTCATTATTAATAACTCCAAATTTAATAATAGCTTTTTCAGTAGCACTTGGAATTCTTACAGATAATTCATGTTCAAAATTGTGTAAAATAATAGAAGAATTTTTAAATACTTCTCTAATTGGTATTAATGTTTTATGTAAATCTCTAGCAGTAGGAAGTAGTTGTTTCATTTTATTATCTAGTTCATCAAATTTATCTCCCATCTCATCAAATAGTTTATCTACTCCTTTAAAGGCACCATATAAAGCACCACCTGAAACTAATAATGTTGCAATACCTAATAGACCTCTTTTTGTGAATTGAAATGCGATACCTAATTTAATTACTGATCTTGTAAGAGTTATAACTGTTGTTGCTATTTTTAAAATTGTTGTAGCAATAGGTAAAGCAATTAAAAGTTTAAATATTGTCATAACCTTATCTAAATTATCTTTTAAAAATAAAATAGCATCTTTAACTTTAATAACAGCAGTAGCTAAACCTAATCCAATTTTTTTTGCAGTTGCCTCTAATTGTTTTTCATTTTCTGCAAGAAATTTATCTAAATCTCCAAATTGTGCTTTTAATCCTTCAAAAAATCCAGCCTCTAATATTGTCTTTTTAAAATTAAAAATTTTATCTCCAATCATTGATAGAGTACCTTCAAATGTTTTTGCTAATTCATCTGTAGCTTTTCCAAATCTTCCACCTTTACCAAATACTCTATTAAATGCTTCTACAGTTTGATCTACTGATACTGTTGCACCAGCTGAAAATCCTAACATAGCTTTAACACCACGTTCTCTAAATAAATCTGCAGAAGATATACCAGCTGACAATGATCTTTGAATTTGTTCAGCAGTTGTTCTAAAATCTAAACCTGTAACAGCAGCAACATTACCTGTGATTTCTAAAATGTGTGCTAATTCGTTTGCGTCTTTAGATACAACAGATAATACACCTGAACCAGCCTGAATTTCTTCCAAAGAAAAAGGAACTCTTGATGCAAATTTTGCCATGTTGTCAAAAGCTTTTGCACCTTCTTCAGCAGAGCCAAATAAGAATTTAAGTCTTACATTTAAACTTTCTAATTGTTTTCCTGTATTAACTAAATTTCTAATTACTAATCCAGCACCTAATCCTACCAAAGCACTTTGAAGATTAAATACTGCACCTCTTACTTTTGCTAAACCAGATTGTAAATTATTTAAGGCTTGTCTTGACCTATCCTTTGCTACTATGTCTATGTTTAATCTTTGATTTGCCATTATTTAAAATTCCTTGCTTCTGCTAATGATTGTTTAGTTTTATACTGATCTTGTTCTTTTTTCAAGTATGCTAACCAAAGATTATAATGACTAACAGGCATATCTAAAACCTGTTGTATTGTAATATGAAGTCTATCTGCAACAGCTAATATTGTTTTAATATTAGTGTCGCTATCTACTTTTTTTCTGCGTCCTCGTAATTAGTATCTGCAAGGATTTTGTTGGCAACGTCAGATATAATATTAGAATCAGCTCGTTTTCTTAAAGTAAATTTATCTTCTGGTGCAAAGGCTTTAACTAAATCGCCTTTATCGTTTTTGACTTGTAATTTCATAATTAGCAAATCAACAAGAACATTCAAATCTTGGAAGTTGTTAGACTTCTTAAAGATTATATTTTTTTCTTCAAGGGTTAGTGGCTCAGAATAAAAAGTAGTAGGCTGACCATTTTCATCTTTCCACTCTTCTACTTCAATAGTGATAGTTTTAAGAGTTTCAAAATGAGATTTAACTCTATCAATGACTGACATAAATTATATTATGATACAGTTCCTACAGTTAAAGCACCAGTTCCTTGGAATGTTACAGTTCTAGAAACGATTGCGTCCATTGAGTTATTAATACTCATACCAGTAATTAAACCTGTTCCTGTGTAACTTGCATCTCCTGAAGTATTACCCTCTGGTAATAAAACAAATGAGATAGAAGAACCAGCAGTTAAAGTTTCTTGCTGAGTATCAGTTTCGTCAAAGTGCATTTCTATTGTTCCTGAGAATGATGTTCTACCAGCTACAAATGATTTAGTAGCATCTGTTAAAGCTGTATCCTCTACAACATCTCCAGTAGTTTCTAAAGTGAAAGAAGTAACTTCTCCCATTTCAGTTCCACCAACTGTTACAACTCCTTCTTTTCCGTGATGTGTTGCCATGTCTTTTTATCCTTGTTTGATTTTGGTTTAGTTTCTTTTTCTTGCTTATAGCCTAGTCTTAAATAATGATCAAGGTTAGATTCATTAATAATTATTTCAGAATTACCCTTGTATAATTTAATATCTTTAGCCATAAAGTCTTTTACTATTTATCTTCTTCTTCGTCAATATCTTCTTCGTCATCTAAATTTTCAAAATGATCTAATTCTGGGAATTTCTCAATATGCTCATCATTGTTTAATTCTTTGATTTTATCTATTTTATTTCTAATATCTATACACATCAAAGATATTTCATCTATTGTTCTTTCAATAGTATCTACATTTTTTTCAAATTTGTTTATAATTTTATCAAAAGCCATTATGGAGTACCTGCTAAATATTCATACATACATCTTACTGTCATTCTAATTCCACCAACTGGAAATAAAGAACCCTCATCTGTTTCAACTGAAACTACTTCTGTATCTAAAGCATTTCCATCTCTAGTAATATCTATTTCTAATTCAGATTCAATAGCTGTTATTAATTGATTTCTTAATGTATCAATATTAACTTCTGCACCTTTTACAAAGCCTAGTATTAAAAAATCAATAGTACCTGTTCTAGTTCTAGCACCACTTCCTAATTCAGCATCATCTCTTACTTCTTCTGAAGTTTGAACAATAACTGCTGGATATTGTTGTTCAGATAATTCATCTAATATAAATGGTTGTCTTGTAGCTTTTTTAATTACAGGACTAGATATGCCAGAAATAACTGACAGTAAATTTGATGCTATATTTTCTCTTATACTCATATTCCCATTTTCCTAAATTCTTTTTGTATAAATCTATTAAATTGTTTTCTTATTATATTAGCTGTTCTATCATTAAAACCAAAAAATTCACGTTTTGTTTTTCCTAATACTTGATTAAATAATGCTCTTTGCCTCATTTGTGAATTAGAAAATCCTAGTGTTATTTTATGTCTTCCTGTTTTCTTTACAGTTCTACCACCTGGTACTAATGCACCCATCATTCTTCCTGTATAAAATAAATCTACTTTTGTTGATTTACCCTCTTTGTTAAGCTTGTTTAAATATCCTTGTGAGTATGGTGCAAAAGGTCTATCATTAACGTCAATTCCTTTTGATGTTTTAGTTCTAATAATATCTAATAATTGAAAACCACCTTGTAGAATACCTTTATCAATAATACTTGGAAATTTCCTTTGTATTCTTGCGTATCTTTTTTGTAGTTCTTTTGAATTAGATTTAATTTTAACTTCTAATGTCATTATCTAGTTAATCTTCTAAATCCATGAAGTGGCTCTCTTTCATTAACAGAGATTGTTTGGTTAGCATCAGTATCGTATTCAACACCATCTTCTAAAATAGTTCTAAATTCTTTATTGTATTCTGACATGTAATATTCTGCCATTCTTTCAAATCTATCTTTTTCAGTTTCTGGTCTAAATTTAGATAATGCTGGTAAAAAGAATCTACCTAAAAATAAATAAACACCAGCTCTTTCAAATTGATCTAAATTAACTTTTGTATTAACCATTTCAGCAGTATTTAAAACTGTAATATCTGTGAATACATTTTGTTTATATACTGGCCACCATTCTATTCTTAATTGTCTTAAAATATCATTTGTAGTTTGAGCAAAGAAATTAACTGCTTCTGTATCTGTAGAGGCAATACCAAAGCCAAAAGCATCAGGTTGATATTTAGTTACGTCATCAGCAGTGATAACATCAGCACCAGTATAATTAGCCATTATTTACCCCACATAATTAAAAAAAGAATTATAGCAATAATAGGTGCAATAAACAAAAGATTATTCCATGTCTTTCTGTATAGCCATTTCCAGCTTTTTCTAATCTTTTTCCATATCAATTTGTACATCTTTTTTCTTTCTTGGTTTTCTTTTAGGTTTTAATTCTACAACCTTTTCTTCTTTTACAACATCTTGAACAGGTTTAAAACCTCTAAAATTCCAAACGTTAATATTTGTTTTGTATTCTTTTAATGGTCTTTCAATAATCTTGTTACCTTTTTGTAATTTAATTTTTTCTTCTGAATTTTGTACTATTTTTACCATTTTATCTCCTTTATTGAAGCAAGGGGGATTTCTCCCCCTCACTAATTATCTACTATTGAATAGATGAATCGTAGTGTAATTCTACACCATAAGTGTCATGGATTTCTCCAACACCATATACAGATGTAGCTACAATCTCGTCAGCTCTTAGAGAAGCATCTCTTTGAGTTTCGATTTTAACGTCTTGCATCATAGCAATCGCTAAAGCATCTTTATGGAACGCACCACCTTTGTAATCTCCAGCAGTACCAGTATTAGCTATATTTGAAGTTTCAAATACATTCATACCAGCCAATCTACCTACGAAACCACTTCTTAGTGCTTCGTTAGCTAAATCGTTTGCATTTGCATTAGCAAAAGTGTTTGTCATATTTGCTTTTAGGTCGTAAGCAATTTTAGGGTGTAAAACAACTGAACACATATCTGCGTCAAGAGCATTTGCTCTTAAAGTTGATAATGCGTTGAAGATTACTGATGCTGAAATTGCACCTGTACCATCTCCTAATGCAGTTGAAAAGCCATCAAACAATGCAGTTAAATCTGCGTCTTGTTTTCTAGCTAATGCTTCCCCAAATAATTTACCGATGTCAGCAGCAACATTTCTTGGAGCTGAATTTCTCGCTAAATCTGTAAGGGTAGTCATAACACCAACTTCGCTAGCAGTAATAGTTACTGAGCTAGGGTCAATCGCTGTGTTTGATAAGTCAGTTGCTTCAGAAACTGCTGATGCTGATACTTGTGCATAAACAGGAACTTCAACTGCTTTTCCACCACCAGAAATCGCATAGTTTTTAACTAGATTTCTCATGATAGATTTTTCAGATGCTACAAATTGAGCCTCTGCTACTATCTCTGTGTATAGTTCCGATAGTGTAGAACTTGTACTTTCGTTAGCCATTTTATTATCCTATTAAGGTTAATTGTTTAATTTAATCTCAACAGCCCCTGAATCTCGTTTCTTCCTATATTCTTGATAGGCTTTACGATCTTCTGGTTTTGTTAAGTCCAAGTCCTGTAGGTTAAAAGGTTTAACAGTATTACCACCGATAGCACTCTGGCTTCCTGAACCAGACAGTGACCCTTGACGGAAATGTGGGTTGCTATCTAAAAACTCTTTCACACGATCTTCAATGGTTAGGAGTTCTCCTTTTGCGTTATATCGTACATTAGAATTATTATCAACTACTTCTATTCTACCATCATCTGTGTATTTAATTTCATCTTTTAGTAAAGCAACAACTTGTGCTGGGTTAATAGCTTTATTAGAAGAGGCTACAGATAATATTGAATTATCTACTTTCTCTTTTTTGATTTGCTCTTTAAATCTATTTAACTCTTGATCTTTTTCTGCCAATCTTTCTTGCATAATTTTTTCAAGATCAGATTTAGTTTTTGCCTCTTTTAATTGTTCTTGTTTCAAGATTTCTTGTCTTTGTTTTTCTTCCTCTTGAAGTTTTTTTTCATACTTTCTTTGTTCAGCCTCTAATCTTGATTTGATAATATTATCAAGCTGTTCTTGTGTAAAAACATTTGATTTAGTTTCTGCTTTTACTTCTGTATTATTTTCTGCTGTTTCTTGTTTAGTTTCTGTTGCTTGTGTTTCTTGTGCAACATTTGTTTGTTCTTCGGACATTGTTTCTCCTATTGTTATATTATTAGTTCGCCTTGTTCGTCATACCAATCTGGATTGACGTAAGACCATTGATGACGACAATTATAACCACCACGAACAATGAGAGGATTACCAGGTTTTTTACCTGACCAATTTTCTCTAGCCCATAGTTTCTCGACTTCATCAATTGTAAAAAGTCCACCTTTTCGTTTATCATATACCCCATTTATTACATTTCTGCAAATCGTTCTAGTTGTAGGAATTACATCCCCATAGTATTTTACATAAGTTAATCCAGCCTCTTGTGATTTATTAAAATTTAGGGTTGCGTCAAAATCTCTCAATGAATCGTTTAATATTTGACCAGCATATCTTTTCATATTTTCTCCAGCCCTATCTGTAGCAAATTTAGTTTGTAGTGTTTGAATAGCCTTATCAACTGCTGATTGTTGTGATTCTACAAATTTATTCTCATTAATAAAATCAACTAATCTATTTACTTCTGGGTCATCAGAACTAGCATATATTCCATTTATTATTTGTCTTAATTCCTTTTCCAATATTGCAAAATCTGTACCTATTAATGTATTTTGATAAACCTTATCAGCTAATCTTCTAGTAAATGTATTTGATACATCTTTGAATTGAGTAAAATATTGTTGTTTTAAATTTTGTATTAAAGCTAAATCGCCCTTTGTTAATTCTGAAAATCTTTGTAAATTTTCTTTAGATACATTGGCTCTTTTTAAAATTGCTTGAAATGATTTTTCAATTCTTTTAGCTTGTTTATTAAAACCCTCTCGAACAACTGTATCTGACCATGCTAAATATTCTCTTTCAAGAATAGCTTTTATTTGTGGTCTTATGGCAATAGCTGATTGTAATTCTACTAGCTTTCCATCAGTAAGAGGTAATCTGCTAACACTTGAAATTACTTCACGTTCTATTTTATCTAATGTTCTGATTAATGTTTTATAGTATTGTGCTTCTGCAATTTCTATTTGCTTAATACGATATTCTGTTGCGTCTTTGACTATATCTGCCATTCATCTATATCTGCTCTTGTGCTACTTCTTGATCTTCTTGAACAACTTCGTCTTGTGTAAATTCTCCTACTTCTGATTTAATATCTATCTCATCAAAAATAATATTTAATTTTTCATCATCATCAACAACAGCTCTTGCTATTTCTTTATCAATTTCTTTTGATAATGTTGGAGATTGAACATTAATTGCTTTTGCTTGTTGATAGAACATTAAATCAGTTGCATAATCTCTAATATTGAAACTGTCAGGATAATTTATTTCTCCATCAAACATAGTATTTTGAAATAATCCATATAGTCTAAATAATTGTTCTTCAGCAATTTGTAAGTTATCAGCTTTTTCAGATAGTCTAGCATTTAATAATTCAAATTCAGTTTGCAAAGCTACACCAGATGATATTCCTGTTTTTTGAGTTCTTACTGCCCCTGTATGTGCAATTCTATTTATAGATTCTACTTTGTTATTAATTGAATCCATAATAGCTTGTAAGTTTTGACCAGATGGTTGTAGTAAATATGGTTTTAAGTTTGGCTCTAATTCATCAGGCATTTCAATAACAGCACCAGCACCAGCACTTGCATTTACACTTGGAGTTTTAACTAATGATGGGTGGTTAGTTAATCTGATTAGTTGTTCCATTTCAGAATATTCGTTGTAGATAGATTTTTGTAAATCAGCAATATCAGTTAAATCTGATTGTCCAATTCCTCTTTTATGGGATTTTGAATTGTATAAAATTACTGCTGGTATTTTGCCTATCATATTAGGAACAGAATCTATTAATCTAGGCTCTTCTCTTTCTGGCATGTAAAGAGTATCAATTCTATCTGGGTACCATATTCTCATGTAAGTACCATTATCTCTATCTACTTCTTCTCTAATTTTTAAATAATTTAATTCATACTTACCATTAATTTGTCTTTGATAATTCCAGTCTAAAACATTTTCTGGTGTAACGATTGATAGATATGGTCTAATATCTTGTTCTAATTCTTCTGCTCTAGTATTTGTTGTTACGTTTGGTTTATCTAAAATCATAAAACAATGACCATAGATAGACGCATAATTTTGTGCTTGTTTAATTACTGAGTTTAAACTGTTACCTTCTAAATCAGCATCTTTTAAGAATGATTCTAAACTAGGTTCTTCTGCTAATGAGCCAAAATCTCTACTAGGTCTAACTCTAAATAAAAATGAAGAATAAATTTGAATAATATTTTTACAATGGTTATCGCATGGAGTGTTTGCTAGTCTTTGATTAAACTCGTTATCTAATTCTAGATTATATCTATTTAGATATTGACCAATCATATAATCATAGCCACCATTGTATGATCTAATATAATATTCCCAATTATTGATTGTTTCTGAATAGTCTTTGTGTACTTCTTGTGCTTGATCTCTAGTATATGCCATAACTATTTAATTGCCCATCTCGTTGGTGGAGAAAACCTTGCCTGAGTTGTTAGAGGTTTTAAAAAATCTACCATGTAGCCTATTGCGTCATTCATGTGATCAAAACCATCTTCCTTGTCAGGTATGTTTGTATTCTCCTTGTATATTTGTCTTTGTAATCCTTTTACAATAGTTTTGCAAGATTTGGAAACAAAAATATGCCTTTGACCATTAGAATCTTTAAGTTTGGAATTTACAGCATTAATCCTATCACGAACAGCTGGGTGCTTTGGTTTTACTTTTACTTTAAATCCAGCATTTTGTAGAATACTTAAATCAGTTCTTCCACCAGCAGAAGTTTTACGTTGTTTTGAGGCTGGGTCAGGGTAAATAAATATTGGTAATTTAGTTCCATATCTATTACGTATTTCATCTACCATTTCATCAGTATTACTTGAATAAATAATAACCTCATCAACAAAGTATATTTTATCTTTATCAATTTGCCCAACACATGCTGACATTGGATCCACGTTAAAGTCCATGCCAATATGTAATGGCTTTGTCCAATCTATTTGTCTATCAACAACACTTTCTACAGGGTGGAAGTTATAATAAACTGCACCAGCATAGTTTTCAAATGTACCCTCAAACTCTTGTCTAAAAGTTCTAATGTCAATATCTTGTTTGGCTTGTTCTATTTCTTCTTTGGAAACCATGCCACCATCTAATGTAGTAAATTGAAAGCTATCCCACTCTTTGTCCTCTTTGCCTTTTAAATACATTCTATAAGCCCAGTTACCATAGCCTTTAGGAGAACCACACATTAGTACATCTCCTTGGGTATCAGCAACAGATGCTCTTAATACTTCTGTCCATGCTTTTTCATCAATATCAGCAAACTCGTCTAGTATTAAAAAGTCTAATCCAGCACCTCTAAGACCATCATAATTTTCACAACCTTTTAATGATATTTTACTTCCTGTTTTTTTAATTGTTATTGATAGATTAGATTCGTTAATAGTATCAACCCAATTAAAGCTATGAAGTACTTCTTTTAATTTAGACCAAACAATCTCTCTAGCCATTTTGAATGTTGGTGCTACATACCATATATTTTGCTTTACTCTTGAAGCATATTTCATCATTTCAGTAATACATAAATAGGTTTTACCAAATCTACGACCAGATACTAAAACTCTAAATCTTTTTTTACTTGTTGAAACTTTATGTTGGGGTTTTGTTAGAGTGATTTTCATTACAGAAATACGTAACGTATAATTTATCCTCGTTAAATTGTTTTTCTAATTTTATAGACGCATCAATAATTAATTTACCACCAGCACCTACACATTCTGACCATGAATCAAACTTTGTTGGTAATGTGGCAGTATTGTTGCAATAACCAGTAATAGCAGAACATATTGAAAAAGCTAATATAAATTTCATTACTTAGAGCTTATAATCTTTTTGATTGTTTTGCTACCATCAATATTTTCTTCTATTTCAGCCTCTACTTCTCCACACATAAACTGTTTATTTTGCATATCCATATTTCTAGTTGCCTCTCGTTTCATTTTAAGACAAGTAGATAAGCTATCTTGTATTCTATGCTCTACAAGTTCTCCGTTAATAAATAAGCATAATGCAAATACTAAGCTAGTGATTCCCATTTAATTTACCTATGTTTGCTCTGACAGAGTCTTTTAATTTTTCTGTATCTATTCTTAATCGCTCTACATCCATTTGTAGTCTATTGATATTGACTTTGTTATTCATCATATCATCAACTCTTTCAGTTAATTTCTCTAATTGTTCTGCCATGTGTTCTAGCAACATAAACTGTTCTTGATCTATAGGCTTTTGTGCAGATGCTTCTAGTAAATCTTGTTCTTGAAGTTTGTCAGCTGTTTCTAATAAAGTTATTCTTTCAATAATGCCAAAATAAGCCCAAACACCTATTGCTACTGCCCCTACAATCGCAAGTAAATTTCTTATTGGTAAAGATACCGAAGTATTTTCTGATATTTTCATTTAGCAACTTTACCTTTATTAACACCTTTTTTAATAACATAATCTCTTGTACCATTTGCACCTACATTAACTTCTTTTTTAAGAAATCTTAATAGGTTCATTTCTTTTAATTTTTTTTCAGTATGTTTTCTGAATTGCTCTAATGACTTCGTATCTCTCATTTTTATTCTCCATTGAATAAATCTTCTGGTGCTGTATTTTTCTTTTTTATTTTCTTTTTAGGCTTTACAAATTGTTTATCAACCCAATTAAACCAACTGTCAATCCAGCCAAAGAATATATATAGCCATTTATCAATCATACTTTAAAACCTTTTCTCCATGATTTAACTGCCCAATAAACAGGAGTTGTATTAAGTTGTTTGCCTGATCTTTTAGCCTTTGCAAGTATAGGTCTAAATCTAGCAAAAAATGATTTCTTTCTTGCTGGTATATTTTTTTTAATAGATAGCTTTTTGTCGCCAAAATTAACTTTGACTACTCTACCTGTTTTTCTGTTTTTTACGAATACTTTAAACTTTTTAACATCCCCACGCATGGGTTTATTAAGTTTAACTGTTCTTCCTTTGTATTTTGCCATGTGACATAAATATCACAAAATTATCTTTTAAAGAACCTTTTTCTCCAATCGTGGCATATATAGTTTTCCTTTACAAATTTAGCACCCCATCTCCCACAAAATTGACGTCTATTACTATAAAGCCCACAGTTCCCACATGCTTCAGCTGATTTAGTTAATTGGAATGATTGTGGTAGAGAATAGTCTATAATCTCTCCATTAGGATAGAAGTTACTTCGTTTTTGCATTTACCTCTATAATACTTCTTAATTGCTTAACAACATCTTCTAGTTTTTTTTGTTTTCTTAATGCTATATCTCTTTGAGCAACAGCCATATCTCTTTCTTCTTTTAGCTTTTCATTTTTTTGTCTTATTTTTAAAAATGTATTTTCTCCTATCTCATTTGCCTTGTCCACGATATTTACCCTTTCCTTTTTGTCTTCTTTTGTGTTTGTTCATTGTTGATGTTATTGGTTTTCTTCCAATAGATGTACCTTTCTCAGTTTTAGTATATTGGACTGTAGCACCAAATAAATTACCTTTCTTCTTTGACATCTTGTGCTTCTATTATAAGTGGTAATGGCTCATTGTATGTTGTTTGCTCAATTTTATCTTTTTGGTCTAGATGTTGCTTTCCTAACCATATCTGCATAACAACGTTTCCTGATATAGCTTTCTCGAATTGTGCACGTCTTAAAGATATTTTGCCCAACTCACGACCCTTTTTTATAAGATGGACATAATTACGTTGTAACGTCTTTGTTGATACTTCGCAGAACTCTGCAATTTCATCGTAAGTACAGTGCATTTGTGCTAATTTTTGGATAGCTTGTTCATCTACTTTTTTAATTGGTCTTGCCATTATGTCCTTTTTGTGTTCTATCTTTTTTTAGCCTTTTTTCTTAAATCTTTCAATACTACTTCTGGCCATTTAGACTTTTTATGTTTATTTATAGTGCAATACATTGGAAAGGTTTTAAGTAGCCAATCTACTGCTTTTTGTTCGTATTCTACTGTTCTGTATGTTTGTATTCCACCATCTTCTGAATAATATTTTGTTTTAGGCGACACATAATTAAATCTAGTTAGACCACCATCTGCCATATAATATCTAATACTTCTTTCGTAGTCTTCTTTACCATATTCTGGGTTTGTTGATACATAAGCTTTAGGTTGATGGGTATTTCTCCAGCCATAAAAACATGCTACGATATATTTCAAATTAAAGCTGATATTATTTCGCATAAAATAAGGATTTAATACTGCATTTACTCCCCACATATCAAATTTATGTTGTTGGGAAATTTCAAAAGCTTGATTTACAAATTCAGTTAAATTTAATAAAGGCATTGTTTTTTTCTCAGATATTCGCATTTCAATAGATTGTATATCGTCATCAATACCAAGAACTAATTGTTCTTCTTCGTAATAATCAACTATAAAGTTTCTTTGTGTATTTACATGCTTTTTATCAGTAACTATAAAATTAATAGGATATTCTTTCAAAGATTCTTGATAAGCCTCTAATTCATTTCCATCTGATAAAAATAAATCTACTTCTGAAAAATCAATATCTGTTTTAGCAAGATAATTAATAGTTTTCTTTTTAATAGTTTCTGCTCTTGCAATAGTAGGTATGGCTATTCTAAATTTCATTTATTAAGGTTTGCTCTATTGATTAATCTTTTAGCTATTTCCATTTCTTCTTGTGCAGATTTGCAAAATATCATGTTTTTTCTGTAATAGCATACAACTGATATTCTTTCAAATTTACCTTTAGCTTTTATTTCGGTATTACCATGATATTCGTGAACATCAAAAAAACAAATATCTCCACTTCTAACATCAAAACCAACTTTGTATTTAGGCATAACTGTAATACCACCCTCATAATTACCAGCTTGTAATACTCCTAAATTTCCAAATCCTTCTGGCAAATCTCCTTTGTCTTTGTGAATTGCTGTTCTAAAATTTCTATTAATCGTAATAGTTGAAAATACTGTATCAGCTATGTAAAAATCTTTCATAGTTTTATCAATCATATTTTTTTGATTTTGCCATCTTTCAGGACATACTTCGTGAAATAAATCAGATATATATTTAATATAAGGATAAGCCTTTTTAAATTTTTCAAATTGATGTTCATTAAAAGATGTTTGTCGGCAGTATGGTATTCTTGTTTGTCTATCAAAATATCCAGCAATACCACTTTCAACTTTATTAAAAGCCTCATGAGTTTTTGAAATTGTACCATTTTTATTAATTCTAAATCCTCTAGTCTTTCCTGTTTTATTTACTTTCTCAATAGTACCATCATCATTAAATTTTAAACCAATCTTATCGCCTTTTTTTCTATCAGGTGGAACTCCCCCAGCAGAACCTCTATTGCCACCTTTTGCAACTGCATGACGTAAAGATTTATAGGCTTGTTCACAAATACTACTAGGTATTGCATTTTTTCTGAAAAAAAATAAAGGCTCGCCATTTTCTTTATAAGCATCACAATCATAATCTATAATAGTATCAACGTGATGATCTTGAACAAAATAGCCTTCTAGCTTTTTTATTTCTTCATCAGTATATTTAGCTTTGGCTGTTATTGTACGCATTTTTAACTATTTGATAAACTGTATCTGTAAGGTTATCTGTATTTAAGTCTTTTTGCAAAGCCTCACACCACAATCTAAAATCCTTTTCTGTTTCTGTATTTAAAAATAGCTGAACCATTTTAACATGTGAAACTTCCATATCTGCTGGATAATCAACATTAAAATCTTCAGATTTATCATTAGCTTTAAAATCTAAATCTTTGTCATTAGATAAATTTTCTAATTCAGTTAAATTAAATCCTGTTAAATCTAAATCAAAGTTTTCATCTTTTAACATATTTAATTCTTGTGCTAGAAGTTTATTTTCCCATTTAGATTCTTCGCCAGAACGATTGTCCATTATTCTATAAGCCATCGCATCATTTTTTGAAAAATCTCTTTTAATAACAAATGCCTTAGTTTTGCCTAATTGTTTAAGTGCTTTCCAACGAGTATGACCTACCACTATAACATTATCTCCATCAACTACGATAGGTTGATTGTTTCCAAACTCTTTGATAGAATTCATCACTTTTTGAACAGATTCCATAGGGATTTCTCTAGGATTGTTTTTGTAGGGTTTTATTTCATCTATATTAATTTCTTGTATTTCCATTTTTTATCCTTTTATTAGTTTATTAAATAGTTTTAGTATTTGAGGGTTTTGCTTAAAGATTTTAGTAAAGCCATTTCCAACAGCAATAGCAACAGGTTCTTCTCCTCTGCCATTAACATTTATTTTTTCGTGAAACATTATGATATGAAAAAACTCATGAATTATTGTATTAAGTAAATTAATTCCTTTTAATTTTTTGTCAATCACTAATAATTGCTGGTTAGTTTCAAAATAGCCATCTAAATCTTTTAAAGGTTCATAAATAACTTTGATTTTTTTTTTACCATATAAAATTTTTTGAATTTTCATTAGTGCTTTGTATATTCATCTTTAGTTATTGTTGCCCTTAAATACTGAATTTGTAATTTAAGTTGTTTATTTTCTATAGATAGTTTAATTATACGATTTCTGCAATACTTAAAAAGTCTTAAAAATCCTATCATTGAACTAATTGGATTGTATGCTTTTCATCATATTTATCAATTCTATAATTTTTATTATCTTTACTAAATAACTCAAATTGTCCTTCACAGCCTTTATGGACATAGCCCAAATTTTTAAGTCTATTAATTAAATCAGGTATTTCGTTATTATCTTCTACTTCCCATCTTCTTTGAGATAACCAAGTGCTGAAATGTGGCACAAATTTGTCATCTTCAATACCTTTGATTTGATTATTGTAGATTTTCGCTAATTGTTCTTCTGAATGACCAGAAATTACGTCAAAATGTTTTAACCATATTTCGTGAGCTTTAAATTTTGAGCCTCTTTTTTTAACTAATAAACTCCAAAGATTTTCAAAGAGTGGGTCATATATATTATTATTAGGTATAGGTTTAGGTATAGGTATAGGTGCTTGGTTTTTGCTTGAAGCATTTTCAACTCTTGCTAGACCACCTTTTTTACCAGCAGAAGATCTTCTTTTGTATTTTTCAGTTAAATACTCATGCTCTTGTACTAATCTTTTATGAGTCCAAATTGCTACAGGATTGGTTTCATCAGTATAACTTAACTTAAAAAACTCTTTTAAAATATTATCTACTTCAAACTCACATTCTTCAGTTTTGCATTGGCATATTCTATAAGCTGATTCAGTTGTAAATGGCTTGGCATTTTTAGTCCAAGCAAAAGATAATAACCTAATATAAATTCCTATAGCTTGATTGGTTAAATGTACTGTTTCAGCAGTAAATGTATCTGTAAATAATTGTAGTGCATGAAACTTATTTGTTTCCTTCTCCATAAAATATATCTCCTTTTTCTAGTTGTGTTATTTGTTTGTTGGTTTCGTCTAATAAATGAAGTTCTGTACCGAACAGTTCTTCAAATTTTGTTTTATTAAGATGTATTGATTCATTTCCCATATTATGATGTTCAGGACATAAAGGAATTGTTTTATCATGTGGTGGTCTTAATCCCATACCAGTAAATCTTCTAATATGATGAATTACAGGCTCAGAAAATAATCCTTTTTTTTGACAAGCAATACAACCTATTTGTTTTAACTTATCAAATCTTTCTTTGTCTTTTTTTTTCATATTTTCTCTGCGTCTATGTCTATTTCTATCAATGATTTCAAAATGTATATCTGATAATTCAGTCATTTTATTTACATACTTTTGATATTCAATTCTTATCTTATCATCTTTTTCAAAAGTATCCTCATAGTTTAATTCTTTATTAAGTTTAAATTCAAGATAACTAATTACTTCATTCTGAAATAGTTTTTTTAATTTTTTCACAATGACTAATAATATTATCTAGTTCTTCTTTAATAATATGCCCATTATCTTGACCAGAATATTCAGATAGTTCAATTAATTGACCTAGTCTAATCATTCTCAATAATCTTTTGAAAGCCCTACGAACATGCATATCTGACATATCAGAAACATACAACCAAGTATTTTTTGATCTGCTAAAATATTGTTCTTCAGGTGTAGATTGTTGAGTTTCATCAGTTTTAGGTATATCAATAAAATCTTCGCCACTCATAACAAACTCCTTTGATTTGTGTTTTCTTCTTTATAAGGTTTCCAATCAAAATCTACAAGCCTATATTCTTTACCATTGTATTTACTTTTAAAGCTTTGATCAGTATAAGACTTTGCAGATTTTAATTTTTCATAAGGTATAAACATATATTCTTTTCCATGAATAATACCTAATGATTCTTTTTTTCTTAAAGCCTTTTTATATATATGTTCTCTGACTGATACTTTCCCCAGCCAGATTTTTGTTACTTCTACTTTTATCATAGTACTTCTCCTCTAGTATATCTATTAATGCTAATGCTTTTTCTTTTTTAAGAATTGAAATATCCGCACCATCTAAAACTTGATATGGGTCGCCAATTTGAAATTGGTTTAAAGGAATATCCAATGCTTCGCAAAACTCTAATAGCTTGATAGAATCAATTTTATTAATAGCCTTTTCAAATTTTTGTACTTGTTGAAAAGTAACTTTCAAAATTTTTGAAATATCAACTTGAGTTTTTTTTCTTGCGTACCGATAAGCAACAAGCATGGTTGCTATTTTTAAACGTTTATCCATGTATTTTCCTGTGAGTTGTGGGGAAAGAAATCGGTATAAAACTTTCCCCAGTATAACTAGAAAGGGAGTGAAAATGAAGACACTCTTTTTTACCTTTAACCGATTTGAGCATTGAAGTCTATATAAATTAAAAATTGTATTTTGATTTGACAAAAATTTACCTTTTTTTGTATATTTTGGCTAAAAACTCCCCTTTTTATTGAAAAAAAAGTATTTGCCATTTGTGTGTGTTTTTATAAGCTTTCTTTATAACTAGACTACGTGTAATTCGGTACTCGTCTTAAAACATATAAAAACCAATTCAGAGCCCCAGAAGTTAATTCTAAGTTTTGACTGAGAAAAAATCTGTTTCATAATCTGGGTGGGTGCCTCAAAGAGTGTGTGTTAAGACCTACGATTTAGATATTTTAATTTATAGTTTCTACAACCTTTAGCAAGTTGTACTGATGATGTTAGCTAAATACGAAAAACTATAACTAGGAGAAAAAAAATGAGAAGAATAAATATATCAAAAGGAGATACAAGAATAACAAAGTCTTTTTATGACCAAGATGAATTTAGACAATTTGTTGTAAATGATTTAGGCTTGTTAGATTTTAATGTTGTTACAATTATAGTTTGGGATTTAAAAGTTGCAGAATCTTATACTTATTGTGGTTATAAATTTTCAATTCAATCAAAAGCAAGAGTTGGAAATCAATTAGTACTTTAATTAACTAGGAGAAAAAAAATGAATAAACTTATGTTTGAAGATGTCGCTCAAGTTGGAGATATAATAAGAGCAAATGACTTTATGCCAAGAGAACATTTAAAAGCTTGTTACATCGAGGGTAAAGTTCTTGATAAAGGTAAATGTGATGGAAAATATTATTCTTGTTACAAAATATCTTTAATTAAAAAAGTTTCAAATGGAAAAGATGTAACACCAAATGTAGAAGATAAAATTTGGTATGTTCCTTTTGAAATTGATTTTGATGAACATGATACAAGAATAATCAAAATAAATAAATAATTATGAAAAAAATATTAGAAGTTTTAGAATATGTTTCTGTAGCTTTGATCTTTGCCTATTTTTTTTTAGGTGGTTTCAAATGGACTATAGATTATTTAACGATGTAAGACGAAAGGGGAATCATTTCTCCCCTCTATCTACTATGGCTAGTAGGTACTGATGATGTCAGCCACATTAATATAACTAAAAGGAACGAAAATGAAAAAAGGACAAGAAATAAAAGCAATGCTAACAAATGTAAATAATGATGCTGAAAATAAAAGCGATTACATTGTTAGATTAAAAAACTTGGAAGTAGTTGAAAACGAACATGACTATTTTCCAGCTTTAAAATATGAAGATTATCAAACAAGATTAACTGATAATTCTGTTTTAAATTTAGCTAATAGATTAGGAATGGGAACATCTTACATTTCAAAATGTATGCCATTTCAAAGTCTTGTTTCTTATAATTTAAACCACTGGATTAGAAATAATAAAGATAAAGGTTTAATGTTAAGAAATAATCAAGATAAAACTAGAGCAATACTTTCTGATCGTTATAAAAGAATAGATTGTAAAGACGTTGCTAATTCTACTCTTGATAGATTAATGGATATGGGTGCTGAATTAAAGTATTCATACTATGATGGCGATGACATGAACATTACTGCTGTTCTTCCAAAATTAGAGGGAGAAGTAGTAAAAGGAGATGTTGTTCAAGGTGGTATCACTATTACAAATTCTGAAATAGGTAATGGCTCATTAATTATTAAGCCATTTATTTATAGATTAGTTTGTACTAATGGTATGGTTGCCCCTACTTATCTAAATCAGTTTTATGCTAAGCATGTTGGTAAAATGCTTATTAATACTGAAGATGATGAGCAGTGGAAATCTATTGTTGAAAAAATGCAACAACAATTAGAGTTAGTTAGTAATCCTGAGGTTTTCCAAGAAAATCTTATGAGATTGCAACAAGCTACTGATGAAACAATTACTTCTCATGGTATTGTTCAATTAGCTAAAAAACAGGGTGTATCAGATGATGAACGTGCTGGTATTTTTGAAAGGCTAAATCACTATTTAGGTGAGGAGTTTGCTGTTTCAAAATATGAGTTAGCTAATGCAGTAACTAATCTAGCAAATGATGAAAATAAATCAGATCAAAGAGCAAGGTTTTTGCAAGAACTAGGTGGTATGATTATTTTCTCTAATAATCCAGCAAGAGCTAGAATATAAATCAATCGCTGGGGTGTAAAAGCCCCAGCATAACTAAAAGGTAAATATGATAATATTAGGCAAACCAATACATAGAAAATATGTAAAGGCTTATTTAATAACTTTAATATCAATAATAATAATCGGAGGTACAATAATATGTCTATAATTAATTTTAGAAGTGACTTAAAAGATTTAACTAAAAGAGCTGAAATATCTGCTAAGTTGCAAGTGTATTATAAATTAATTGAGCATTTAAATTTTAAAGTAATTGAAACTACTAAAGAATTAAATCAGCTTAATTTGAAGGAGTCAAAAAATGAAAATAAATAAAATAGCACAAACAGATGCAATTAAAGATAGAAGAATGGATATTATAAATCGTATTTCTAAAAGACGTCATTGGACTTTTAGCGACATGAATCCATATTTTGTCGAGGTTTATGAAATAATGCCAAAAATTAAAGAGGCACTATCTTATAGAAGTTATAAAAAACAATTAAAAGTAGAAAAGGAGAAATATGAAAAAGTTGCTATGTATAATTTTGTTCGTACAAGGCTGTGCGTATAATCCTGTAATTGATACTGCGGGACGTAGTGGTACTTTCAATGAAGATAAAGCTAAAGAAATAACAAACGATTTGCAACATTGTAAAATGGTTGCAGATTCTAATACTACTTTTTTTAGTAATATTATTTATTGGTTTGAAAGTCCTACTGCTGATACTCAACACGAATCTATTTATAGAAAGTGTTTAAGTAATCGTGGTCATTCAGTTTTAAATTAGAGAGGAAACTATGAACAAACTAATAAAATCTGATTATATGATTAAAGGCATGGTAGAAGATTTTAAAAAGAAACCTAATGCTAAATTGTTTAATCAAATTATAGGTCTTAAATTTAAACATATAAGACTTGAAAAAGATATTACTGCAGAGGCAGTAGTAGAAGACAATAAAATATACTTTAATTCAATTTTTGATTTATATAAATTTGAAAAAGGTATAAAAACTGATGTGTCTAAATTGTTTTGTCTTACTAAGTATTATAAGTATGACATCACACAATTATTAGAACGTCTTAACTAGGAGGTATGATGTATATAAAACATCAATTAAAAAATGGTCTTACCTTAGACTTTGATGATGACAAACATGTTTATTATCACGAAGGTAAGAAAGTAGAAAGTGTGACAGGAATATGTGGTAATGGTATTCCTAAACCAGAACTAACAGGTTGGCTAGTTGCTACACCTATTAGAGAAATAAAGGCTCTTATCAATCATAAACTAGATAGTGGAGAAATAATTGATAGAGTTATGCTTGAAAGAATAATTGACCAAGCCAAAAACAAGACAGAAGAAATTAAAAAAGATGCTGGACTTGTTGGAACAGTTGTTCATGGTTTGATTGAAGACTTTCTAAAAGGCAAAAAAATTCCAAACCAATCTGATGAAAAGGTTAAAAATTGTTTTAATCTATTCTTAAATTGGTGGAATACTCAAGAGTATAAAGTTGTAGAATTAGAGAAAAAAATCTACTCTAAAAAATACAATTACGCAGGTACTCTTGATCTTGTTTTAGAAGATAGGCAAGGTAATTTAATTCTTGCTGATATTAAAACAAGTAATCATATATCGTTTGACTATACATTACAGTTAAATGCTTATAAGAATGCGTATGAGGAAGAAACTAAATCCAAAATTTCTAAAGGGTTAATTATTAGATTACCCAAAAAAGATGGAAAGATTGAGGTTAAGGAACTTCCTTTAAATAAACAAATGTTTAATGCTTTTCTAGGTGCTATGCATATTTGTATAGCTAAAGAATTGCATAAACAAAAATAAAAACATGAAACAAAAAAGGATAAAACATGTCAATACAAAAACAAAGCCTACCATTTTGTGGGCTTAATTTAAAAATGTATTCAACTGGAAAACAAGCTCCAGCTTTTGAATACCAAGCATCATCAACAAAAGCTAAGTTTCAATGCAGTTTAACAAAAAAGCTGTATGATCTTACTGAAATTAATCAGTGGATTAACTCTCCAGAGGTACAAAGATATGTGCAAGCTGGATATGTTTTGAAATGGGGTAGCAAAATACAACAGGGTAAAGCTAGTCAATACTCAAATGGTATGGAATTAGCAATTACCTGTTATATGGTAAAGCCATATAATCAAAGTGGATATGCTAATAATAAACCTCAACAACAATACTACCAACAAGCAAATCAAGGTTATCATTTAACTGATGATAAATTGCCAGAAAGTCCAAGACAAGAAATAGACTGGGCAAAAGAAAGTCCTACTGATTTTAACCCAGATCAGTACGAACGAGAACTTGGTTAATGAGTGAGCCAAAGTATATAGAAATAAGACCAAAGACTTTTGATCCTCATAGAATTTTAGCTTATGTTGATGCGTTGGATAAACGATTAGTAAAAGCTGAAATTGAATATGATGAAGTAAAAGATCAAGTTAATGAAGTTTTTGATTTTGTTGTTAATGAAAAAATGACAAATGATTCTATTTCTGTATCTCTTGCTAAAGTTAAAGCAACTAATGATGAAAGATATATGAAAGTTAAAAAAGAACTTTCTGATAAAAAAAAATTATATCTTTATTCAAAGGTTGAGGCTAAGAATGGTCATAGTTATTGTGATCATTTAAAACAACAGTCTATTAATAATTTAGCAATAGAAAAACTTACAAAATAATATTGTGGGGGAGAAATCCCCCATGGTTAATGTCTTATAATATCTAAATGTTTTAAATCAGTATCTTCGTGTATTCCTGTATAAGTATATTCATAATCAATTAATTCTATATCATGCCTCTTTTTTATTTCAGCAATCATTTCATTTACTTTTGGAAAGTTAGGATAAATATCTATAAATCTAAAACAAACATAGCTACCATAAGGATTTGATGGAGCCTCTAATTGTAATTCCAAACTTGTGATAACTGCATCTACTTTAATCTTTTCCATTCAGCATGGTACTATTTTTTTCTCATGATGTCAGCACCCTTTAATCCATAAATTGCTGAAACCACTCCGATAAAAATTGCTTGATACCAATATGGTAAGTTTGAAAAATATTCAAAGAATGTATCTAGTTTATTACGAATTTCAGGATCGTCAGAAAACACAGACCACCCCAATAGCAAAATAGGAATAGATACGAGAATAAGCACAAATTCGTCTTTGTACCCATTGTCATTACTTTCAATAACTTTTGCTTTATACTCAATTTCGCCTTTCGCCATTTGCTCAGCATGACGCATTTGAGCATCTGACATTAACTGTTTTGTAATTTGTTTGTTTTGGTAAATTTTACCAGCAGTTTTTACACCTAAAGATAATAAATTCAACCACATTTTATTCTTTCTTTAATAATTCTATTTGCATATCAATTACATGCTTTGCTTTTTCTAAATCTTTAATTTGATCTTTTTTGTCTTTCCATTTTTTGTTGTATCTTGATATGTATTTTACAACATGAGTTTGACAAGCATTAAACTCATTTGCCATAGAATACTCCAAAGGCTGTATTTTAAGGCTCTTGTAGTGATTCCCAGCCACCTGATCGGAAAAAGCTGAATTATCGTTCTGCGTGGCTCTATGGCTCTTTAAAAGGGTGTTTTTTAACTTGTTTGAGGTCATACTATCTTTCCTATCCATTTTCCTGTTTTATCTAATACCATTGGAAGTAATCGTGGTACTCCATTTAGGATTATACCACAACCTAATATAAATCTAGTTTTAAAATTTTTTGCATACGAAAAAGCCATGGACTTTTGGTCTATCAAACAACCAACGTTCATCCCAAAGAACAAATTATCAGGATTAGCCCACCAAGATACCACAAACTTCGTATGGTAATGCCCTTGCACAGCACTCATGCCCATTGTTTGAGATACCTTTAGTATATCTGCACTGCGACCATGTGTGAAAAAACAACGTTGTCCATTTGACATTGTTAAAGTTAAATCATCAATCCATTTCCATTTTTTTGTACCTAAGAAATCTCCATAGTCTTTTAAAAATTCTTTACTCATTCCATATTTCAAAGCTCTACGATAAACTAAGCTAGAATGGTTTGAATCTACTTCTGTCATATCTGGGAATATATCTTCTAGTTCTCTTATATAAATTCTTGCTTGTTTTAATTCATGTCCAGCAGAATATAAATCAGGATTGTGTTCGTGCATTGAGATTGCATGAAAATCTAACAAGTCGCCTATATTAATTATTGTATCTGGTTTAAATTCTTTTTTGATTTCTTTTAAAAACTTAATTGAATCTGGGTGATGATAAGGCACATGCATATCAGATATAACAAGAATTTTTTTGTGCATATTCAATTTGTTGTTGTATATTATTTAGATAAAAAGTAAAGCACTTGACCTAAAAATATTAAAGCTATTGCTCCAACTCCATAAACTATTTTATTTGTCATTGAATCAAATTTAGTATCAAGTTTATCATTAATTTTTTCTATGTCTTCATGCATGTGTGCAAGATGATTATTCTTAATTGTTAAAATATCTTTTTTTAATCCTGTGATATGACCATACAACGCAATAATATGTTCGCCAGTTGTTCTAGGTCTTTTAGTCATTAGCTTTGAACCACTTTCTCTAGGATTAATTGAAACCCAGCAGAAATAGAAGTTGTAGCATCTGCTTTTGCTCTCATTTCTAAATCTGATTTTTCTGATAAAATTTCTGGTACTAAATAATCTTTTCTAAAAGGTGTTCCAAATGATGTAACTAATGATTTAGTTTGAAAAGTATTTCCATTTAAAGGTCTTTGCATAAATTTAGCCTCAACTTCTTTTTGCTTACTTGTTCCAACATCAATAGACA